TAAATCAGAAGTAACATATGGTAGAGTGAAAAACAACAAGAATAAGTTGAAAAGATTTAGAAGGATGAACAAATGATTAAACTAAAAGATTTAATAACAGAAGGTAACTTTCCTGAAAGTGGTATATTATCGGGTGGTATAGTAGGAGGTGGTTCTAAATCAGCTACAAATGTATTAAATGCAATGACACTTGGAGATCCAGTTGCCTTTGGTGATTATACTAATACACATAATTGGGCTGCTCATTTTAAACAGGGTATAGAGTTTGGTTTGAAAAACAAAGTAAAGGTTGGTGGTAAAACAGTTAGTGTAGTACAAGTTAAAGCAGTAGGTAAGAATAAATATGATATTGCTTATTTAGATTGGGATAATGGTGAAAGACCTTTAATTACAAGAAAAATACAGAAAAATTTAAATAGTGATAAACTACGAAATGAATTAAGAAAGAATGTAAAAGTACATGAATAGAGAACCAATTATAGAAGATACAACTTTAGTCACCAAATCTGTACAAAGACTTAAAGTTGAAACACCATTAGGTTCAATAGAATCTGATTCAGGAAGTCATCTAATCGATGTTCTAACGATAGTTGGTGTTGTGTTGGTGGTATATGTGGGTAAGAAATTAATTGATAAATTTTTTAGAGGAGATAAATAATGAAAGATTGTAAATGTGATTGTGAAAAATGTAAAGATTGTAAATGTGATTGTTGTGATTAATGGCAGTAAACCCAATAACAAATAAACAGGTTGTTTCAAAGGAATCTGTTAATAGAGCAGAACAAGTTTCTACACGAAATTCTACTCAACGACAGGGTAATAGAGCTGCATCTGTTACACCAGGTATAGATTATACAAAAAACTATGCTATAACACTTAAAGATATAGATTCATCTATAATAAATTATGTCAAAAATGTGTTGAGACCAAAAATAAGTGAAGCTAATGAAACTGTTAATGTTCCTGTTATGTATGGGAATGAAGAAAGGTGGGCAGCCGTTAGAAAAAGAGGTGTTATTAGGGATAAAAATGATTCTTTAATTTTACCTTTAATTATGTTAAAAAGGACATCTATAGGAAAGAATGAATTATCAACACAGGGATTTGAACATGACATACAACAGAAATTTGCTAGAGTTACTAGAAACTCAAGATGGTCAAAAGATAATAGATATGATAGATTTTCAGTTTTAACTGGTACAAAACCTGTAACCGAAAATATAATAACTGGAATGCCTAATTTTTCAGATGTAACATATGAATTTGTGTTATGGTCTGCTTATATAGAACAAATGAATTCATTAATTGAATTGTTTGTTAGTCACAGCAATAAATATTGGGGTGATGGCAATGATTATAAATTTTTATCATCAATAGATTCAGTAGAAGATGCTACTGAAATGACTGTTGATTCAGAACGGATAGTTAAATCTACATTTAGTGTAATAACTAAAGCTTATATATTACCTGAATATATGAATTCAACAATAACAAATAAAGTTTCAACCATGAAAAAAGAATTAACACCAGGTAAAGTGGTGTTTGGTTTCGAGGGTGATGCAACATCAGAACAAGTAAAATAAACAGGAGGTTATAATGCCAGAGGAAATTAAGTTTACAGAAGAAGAAATGGGTGGTGTAAAAGCCATACAAGATAACTATAATAAGATTCAATTTGAACTTGGACAACTATCAATTACTAAATTGAAATTGGCACAACAGATAGAATCTTTGAATGATATAGAATCTAATTTACAAAAAGATTTTAGAAAAACACAATCAGATGAGAAAAAATTATTAGACGAAATAACAAAAAAGTACGGAGAAGGTATTTTAGATCCAAAGACAGGAATATATAAAAAAAATAAATAAATATTTGTTTTTGGGAAAAAAATCATATATTTATATATGAATAATATTATTCTATCCGCATTAATATAGGAGAACATCAATGGCCGAGAAAATAGTATCCCCCGGTGTATTTACCAAAGAGATTGATCAAAGTTTTTTACCAGCAGCTATCGGAGAGATAGGTGGTGTAGTTATAGGTCCTACAGTTAAAGGTCCTGCAGAAACCCCAACCATTGTGTCATCATATTCTGAATTTCAGGAGAAATTTGGGGATACATTTAAAAGTGGTTCAAATTATTATCAATTTTTAACTTCATATACAGCAAGAAATTATCTTAAACATTCCCCAAGAATGACAGTTGTTAGGACATTGAATACTGGATATTCACATGCTACTTCTGAAGTTTCCAATTCAACAACTGCAGTTGGTAGTGGATTATCTAAAGGTTCAATTGCATTTACCGCTGCACCAAGTGTAACTTCATCTGCATTTGTTAAAATACACAATACAAAATTTCATTTCGTTGTTAGTGCTTCTAAATATGAACAATCATCAACTCAATGTTTTATAGAATTAACACCTGATGGTGCATTAGTTGGTGGGCCTTTAATACATCAACTTGGTGATACACCATCTGATCAACTTGGTGGTGATTATGAAACTTCAGCATCAATATACGTAACTAATGTAGATGCCGCAACGATAGCTACTAGATTTTCTGATTTTTTAAATGCCAGTCAATCAATACATGGGTTAAATATAACATCTTCTACTGTGTATTCACATGGAACTGATAATTTATATTCAGGTTCACAAGTAAACATTACAGCTAGTATAGCAAGTGCAGATTATGATTATACTATCACTACAGGATCAGTTGATGATGATTATACTGCATTTGCGGGGAAAAAATCTATGTATTTTGGAACTCCTGTAAGTATGGCAGGTGGAACTGGTGCATCCGGTGGTGTATCTTTCAAACTTCATACTTTATCACATGGTGAAATACTGAATAATAATTATGGGTTGGGAAATAATAACAAACTGGTATCTGGTTCAAAAGATAATGTACAATGGGAAATTCCTTCTGTTAACAATAAAAAGGGAACATTTACATTATTAGTTAGAGCTGGTAATGATACCATTAAAAGAAAACAAATTTTAGAAACTTGGAATAATGTTTCATTAGATCCAAATTCTAAAAATTATATATCAAAAATTATAGGTGATACAACAACCACAATGAGAGGTAGTGGTACTGATGTTTATTTACAAGATTCTGGTTCATATTCAAATAAATCTAAATATGTTAGAGTTGAAGTTATTAGTCCAACAGTTGACTATTTAGATGAAAATGGTGAAATTAGAAATAGTGCATTAAGTGAATCTTTACCACAATTATTATCAACTCAAACTGCAGCTAGTGGTACATTTAATGGTGGTAGTGATGGTACATTCATACATGGTAAAGGACAAGATCCAAAAGATATAAGTGAAACCAATTCACAGGGATTTAACTTAACAACAGCTGCTGGTGGAAAAACAACTTACGAAAACGCATTGAATTTATTAAACAATCAAGATCAATATGATGTGAATCTGTTCATGTTACCAGGTGTTGTATCGAGACTTCATACAGCAGTAGCACAAAAAGCAATAGATGTTGTGGAAGGTAGAGGTGATGCATTCTTAATTTTAGATCCAACAGAACACGCAGCAGCAATAACAACAGCAACTACCGAAGCAGAAACCAGAGATAGTAATTACGCAGGTATGTATTGGCCTTGGATTCAAATGCCAGATTTAGAATTAGGTAAAACTGTATGGGTTCCACCATCTGTAGCTCTACCTGGTATATACGCATTTAACGATAAGGTAGCACATGAATGGTTTGCACCGGCTGGTTTAAATCGTGGTGGAATAGATACAGCTATTCAAGCTGAAAGAAAATTGACTCAGGCAAATAGGGATACTTTGTATGAATCAAATGTCAATCCAATTGCAACATTCCCAGGTCAAGGTGTGACTGTATTTGGACAGAAAACATTACAGAAGAAAGCTTCAGCTTTAGATAGAATTAATGTTAGAAGATTGTTGATTAGATTAAAGAAATTTATTGCATCAACTTCAAGATTCTTAGTGTTTGAACAAAATAATTCTAAAACAAGAAATAGATTCTTGGGTATAGTTAATCCATTCTTAGAACAAGTTCAGTCAAATTCAGGATTGACAGCTTTTAAAGTTGTAATGGATGATACAAATAATACACCTGATGTTGTTGATAGAAATATCTTATATGGACAGATATTTGTTCAACCAACAAGAACAGCTGAATTTATTGTGTTAGATTTTACAGTTCAACCAACAGGTGCTACATTCCCTGAATAATTTTGAAAAAATATGATATTTATATATGAGAAATATAACTCATAAAATTGGAGAAAAATAATGGCAGAATTAGTAGATGCTAATGATATAATGTTTACCCCGTTTGAACCTAAAGTTAAAAATAGGTTTATACTGACTATAGATGGAATTCCATCATATGTGATAAAAACAGCTAATAGACCTTCAATAAGTTTTGAAGAAGTGGCACTTGATCATATGAATGTAAAAAGATATATAAAGGGTAAGGGTGAATGGCAAGAATTAGAACTAACTATGTATGATCCAATTGTACCATCAGCTGCACAAGCAGTTATGGAATGGGTAAGATTATCTCATGAATCAGTTACAGGTAGAGATGGGTACTCGGATTTCTATAAAAAAGATGTTGCTATCAATGTATTAGGTCCAGTAGGTGATAAAGTTGAAGAATGGACACTTAAAGGTGCATGGATAAAAACTGCAAACTTTGGTGATTTAGATTTCACATCAAATGATCCAGTTGATATTACAGTAACATTGAGATACGATTACGCAATATTACAATTCTAATAAATATGTTAACAAAATTTGATGATATAATAGATGTTGTATTGGAACACGAAGGTGGATACGTAAATGACCCAAAAGATTTAGGCGGAGAAACTAAATACGGAATCACCAAGAGATTCTATCCTGATGTTGATATAAAAAATCTCACAAAAGAAGAAGCAAGAAAAATTTACTACGATGATTATTGGGTAAAGAACAAAGTACCTCAAATGCCCAATAAACTAAAACACATATATTTTGATATGTGTATAAATCAAGGAAGAGGTACAGCAGTAAAAGTATTACAGAGAGCTGTTAATTCAAAAGGTGGTGATTTAAAAGTTGATGGTGGATTAGGACCAAAAACTATTGAAGCAATCAATCATTATAAACCATGTGATAACAGAACTCGTTGTTATAGATTAAAACACTACTACGATTTAGTAAACAAAAAACCAGAACAAGAGAAATTCTTATTTGGTTGGTTTAGGAGAGCGTTAGAAGTATAGGAGGTTACAAATGGCTGAAAACAAGTATCACACTGAGGTAGTAGATTTACCGAGTGAAGGTAAATTATATCCAGAAAAATCACCATTGAGAAGTGGTAAAATAGAAATCAAATATATGACGGCTAAAGAAGAAGATATTTTGACATCTCAAAATCTAATCAAAAAAGGTGTTGTGATTGAAAAATTATTAGATTCTTTAATTCTCACAGAAGGTGTTGGTGTAAATGACCTGGTTGTTGGTGATAAAAATGCAGTTATGATTGCTGCTAGGATATTGGCATATGGACCTGAATATTCTTGTGAGGTTGTTAATCCTAAAACAGGTGATAAACTTAATCATACTTTTAATTTAGCAGATTGCCCATTCAAAAAACTTCCTGATGGTATAAATTCAAATTCATTTGAGTTAGAGTTACCAGTATCAAAAGTTAAAATTAAACATAAGATATTAACAGGTAAAGATGAAAAAATGATAGATAGTGAATTAGAATCTATCAAAAAGTCAGGAATACAGATAGCTCCTGAATTAACTACAAGATTGAAATACACGATTACCTCAGTTGATGGTGAAACGGAAAGGCCAATCATAAATAATTTTGTGGATAACATGTTGTCTAGAGATTCATTATTTTTAAGACAAAGTATAACTAAAAATGCACCAGATATAGATTTAAAACAAGAAATAGAATTGGAGGGAGAAGTGGTCGAGGTATCTATACCTATGACCCCTGACTTTTTTTGGCCTAACGCCGGAGCATAAACCCAAAATACACGAAGAGATATTTTTATTGTCATATAATATGCCTGGTTTAACCCATGATTCATTATACACAATGCCAATATATTTGAGAAGATTCTATATGAATAAACTGGTTGATGTTAGAAAAAAAGAAAAAGAAGAAATAGAAAGACAAAATAAAAAATCCAACCAATCACCATCTTTTAAATCCCGCTTTAATCGTTAATTTTTAACATATCTTAATATTTATATATGAGTAATTGGAGAATTTCGCAATGAAAAAATCATATATGAATTCCAGAAATATTTTGTCCGAAGGATTTTTAGAAAAGATATTTAAACTTTTTAAATTATCTTCAGGACAAAAATCAAATATTTCAAGTAAAGAAAAGGCTTTATTAAAAAATCCAGCTGTCAAAATAGCTTTAAGTAATTTTCACAAACAAGCCAAAAAAACAGAAGATGCCATAGATAAAGCAAGGAAAGCCTATGGTTTACCACCAATAGATAGGAGTAAATATTAATGCCTGCATTATCAATAAAAGAACAAAAAGAATTAAATAAACTTCTAAAAGAATCAGCTGAAATTAATGATAGAATAGCGAAGGGTGGTACAGTATATCAACCTACTCTTGACAAAATAGAAAAAAATCAAAAAAGAATTAATGAGTTAAAAAAGAAAGAAAATGAATTAACAAGTGAACAAAAAGATTTAGTTAAAGAAATAAAAAGTACATATAAGTCATTAGAAAAAGATCAAAGAAAATTAAATATTACAGGAAAAGATTTTTTCGGTATAAAACAAAAACAATTAAGTCTTGAGAAAGAATTATTGGACACATTGTCAGGTGCTACTGGACAAGAAACAGATCCTAAAAGGATAGCTATTTTAAAAGAACAGAAAGATTTTGTTGATGATATACAACAAGGTACGATAGATATAACAGCTTTAAAGGTGAAACAACAAGATTTAGATGAACAGATAAATAAATTATCACCTGAAGATCCAATGAGATCAATTTTAGAAGCTTCTAAAGAAACTTTTGTTAATAAAGAAAAACAATTAAAAACTGATAATGCTATAGAAGCTGCAAGTGGTGGGTTGGATGATTTAACTGGTAATATGTTATCTAATTTCAAAGGTATGTCAGCATCTACTGGGTTAATGGCTGCTGGTATAGGTTTGGCTATAATGGCATTAGTATCATTTGATGCCAAATTACAAGCTATTGCTGATGAATTTGGTGCTATAGGGTTAAATAGTGGAGAAATCAGAGCTGATTTAATGGAAGCTGAAGTAGAGGCTACCAAACTTGGGAAAGGGATGGAAGATGTAGTTACTACTATTTCTGCATTAACATCTGAATTTGGTATTGGATTTGATGAAGCTCGAAATATGGCTGGTTCGGTTATAGATACATCAGTAGCCTTAGGATTATCAACCGAAGAAGGTGCACAATTAATAGGTACATTTAAAACTTTAAGTGGATTATCAACTGAACAGGCTAGTAATCTATCTAAACAGGTAGCGTTGTTAGCTAACGCAAGTGATGTTGCACCAAAAGCTGTAATGACTGATATAGCTCAATCATCTGAAACTATTGCTAAATTCACAGATGCATCGGGAGAAAATGTAGCTAGAGGAGCTGTACAAGCTAGAAAATTTGGTATAAGTTTGCAAGATGCAGCAACTGCAGCAGATAATTTATTGAATTTTGAAGATTCAATTACGAAAGCAACTGAAGCTTCAGTATTACTTGGTAGAGAAATCAATATACAAAAATTACAAGAATTATCTTTGGCTGGTGATTTGGAAGCATTACAAAAAGAACAATTAAACCAATTGGGTAGTCAGAGTAGTTGGTTGAAAATGAATGTCAAAGAAAGAGAGATTTTGGCTGATGCCGTTGGTTTGAGTGTTGATCAGGCTGCTAAGTTTTTATCACATGAGAAAGAAGCAGTATCATTGGCTGGTGAATTAGCAGGACAACCTGGATTTGAGGAAATGGTAGGTGATAAAGGTATAACAACATTGACAAGATTAACATCTGGCTTAAAATCTTTAGGATCTTTATTGACTAATACAGTCGGACCTGTATTAAATACAGTTTTAGGAATTTTAGTACCATTGTTAAAATTAATAGAATTTATATTGGAACCTGTCAATATGATGTTGAGAG